AGTTCGGGGTCGGTTAATGGGGTCGATTTTTCATCATTGGCGACTAAAAATATTTTAGTAAAGGGTGGGTTAAACGGTCTTTACATTTACAACAATACTCTCGGCTATGCCGGAAATATATCCCTTAATGTTGAAGATGGCAAAAATGGGACTTATCACATTAAAAACAACATATTTCAGCAATCAGGCGCGCAAGTTTCCTTGTGGATACATGACCCATCCGATTTAGCTAACGGAGAGTTGGATTACAATTATTATGATGTCGGGACAAAGTGCATCGTAACCGGGACTGACCCACAGACCTATTATGACACACTTACAGCATACCGGGCAGCATATCCCGCGCAGGAAACACGCGGAGCAAGGGGCAGCTCCTTGATTACAGATTTCCCGACCCCAACACTTCAGACAAGTTCTCCTCTAAGAGATGCGGGAATTAGTTTATCCTCTACTTTTACGGTCGACAAGAACGGTACGACTCGCCCTCAAAGTTCATCCTGGGACATCGGAGCTTATGAGTTTATCGAAAGACCCTCCACCACCTTCGGCCAGGGTGCATCTTTGTCGGTCGGGGCAGGTCCGGTCTGGTCACTCAGTAATTAAGAAGTTAATTAAATATATAATATAAACTAATTGTTAACTAATTACTAAATATCAAACATTTAATGTTTACAATGGATTGAATTAAAATTACAATGAGAAGATTAAGGGGATTAAATCAAGAAAGTAATTAGAATCTAATTAAAATTGAACATTCATAGGGTAGTGGGCGGGATTGCTGCTAACAATCCCATCACCTGAAAGGGTAACAGGTTGCCCACCAAATCAACCTAATACATTAAAAAAGGGAAATGTCAATGGGAAATAGCAACGGAGAAGGCCAATGCGAAAACGAGACTATGATTCGAGTAAAATGGTGGCAAGTAATGTTGGTTGTCATTGGAATCTTTGGGTTTTTCTTCGTAACTATTATTAATCACGAACATAGAATTACCACTCAAGAAACAGAGTTTTCTAATATTTCTTCCACATTAAATGAGCTAAAAGAAATCTCCAAGGAGTCCCGGCAGGAACAGTTACAACTTTTTAAACTCATTCAGAGCATGAAAAGTAAGTAATGAAGATACCCACATTCCGGTTTGACCATGATGTTGATTTTTACCCTATAAGCGATCTTCACCGTGCCGATTATGCGTGTGATGTCCCTTTGTGGAATAGGGTTGTGGATGAAATTTACAACAATAAAATAGCTCAATGGGCGGGAGTTGGAGATTGGTTTAATTGTGCAATATGGGGAAGTAAGAGTGATCCCAATAAATCCCTAACCCTTAATCAAGAGAATAAATTACTTCGGAAAGAAGTCTCCCCAATAGCAAACAAGGGATTGGTGATGATTCCCGGAAATCATGAGGATAGGTTAGAGAAACAAGCAGGGTACAATCTTACCGAATCCTTGGCTGAATATTTAAAAGTACCCTATTCTGATGATCTAACAGTTATTTGTATTATTTGTGGCCGATGTGCTTATTACATTGCAATGTGTCATGGTACTGGCGGAGGAAGAAAACAGGGTTCCAAGACCAATGCTCTTATTGAGTTTAGCGAGTTAATTAGCGGTTGCGATGTGTATATCGAAGGACATTCTCATGCTCCTCAATATCTCCCCGGATTAATTCCTTATGTTGATAAGAAGCGAGGAATAATTAATTACCACAACACGCATTATGTAGCCAATGGACATTTTTTGGAATGGTCAAAATCTTATGCCAGAAAGAAGAAATGGAAACCGAAACCCAAGGGAATACAGAAGATCACACTGTTTGCTAATAACAATGGGGCAGCGGTTAATAAAAAAGTAGAAGTGAAACTGTTCAGTTAATTGTCAACCTAACCCTAGTTAATTGTAAACCTACTCAAAGGATATTGTAAACTTATGGGAATGTCCAGATTCTACAACCTATCCAACGTCCAAATCTTGTCCCTTTGTACCTACGGTGAAGCTAGGGGCGAATTACGAGACGGTAAAATTGCGGTTGCTTCAGTAATCAAAAAGCGGGTTGAATTAGGCGGCTGGTTTGGCAAAGGATATCATGGAGTTATATTAAAGCCTTATCAATTTTCCTGTTTCCTCACCTGTGACCCTAATTTCCCCAAGTTATTCGACATTGCCGATGACTTTGCTAGGTCAATGCAAAAATCAAAAATATTAGGTGAATGTTATGATATTGCTAGGGGGATTGTTGATGGGAGCATTGAGCCTAATGTAATTGCAACGCATTACAAAACTGTTAATTGTTATGCAAAATGGGCGGATAAGATGAAGAAAGTTGCAACGATTGGGCATCACGCATTTTACATAGAAAAGTAACATAAGAGATTAATTGAATGAAAAGGTTAATGGTTATTGTAACAATATTATTTATTTCCTTTATATCCTCAACCATTTATGCCTCCCCTTATCTTATCTGTAACCCCCAATCAGGAGTTGATTATTATACAGTTATTGACAACGGCAATTCAATCCTAATGGAATCTCAATCCGATGGTTCAATTAAATGGGATTTAGCCAACATTTCCATCGGAACCCATAACCTCACCGTATCCGCTTGCGACATCCTATGGGGGTGCAGTGATACCGTCCCTTTTGGATTTACAAGAAACGGAAAGGGAAATCCGTCCAATATTCGACTTATTAAGTAAGTAGGTAAATGAATAAGATCAAGTCTATATGTAATTGGATTAAATCTAAACTAACATTTGGTGATTGGCAGATAGTTATCTACTTCAAATTAGACGATAAACAAGACATAAACCGGACAAACAGGACAAATCCCCAATGAGCCAATTCCTTTCCGATCTAAAAGTTGAGTTATCCCCCAAGTCAGATTCAATATGGATACTTCAATATCCTTTAGTGTATCTAAGTGATATTGCGGGGTTAATTGTTGTGCCTACCGGATTTCAAACAGACCTAGCTAGTGTACCTAGACTACCTTTTGCTTATGCGGCTTTTGGTGGGAAGGCCCATAGGGAAGCGATTGTCCATGATGCACTATACAGAATTGGATTTCCTCCTTATGTTTCATTTATGACAGCCAATAAGGTATTCCTTGAGGCTATGAAAGTTCGCAAGAAACCCAATTACATATCCTATCCCATGTTCACGGCTGTCTGTGCGTTTGGGTATCCTTCGTTTCATAAACGGGGGGTTACAGCGATATTATGAACCTTTTTGAACAATTAGAATCGTGGAGTTATAACCATAATAAAAGAGTTAGACGCAGCAGGTTTATAAAGATTGCCAAACATCGGGTGGAACGGCACAGGGCAAACATTAATCCTGAGTGTATTCCTTGTTATAGAAAATATCGTGGGTGGGAATGGTAATTAGACAATAAAAAACCCGTTAACCATTCGCGGTGATTAACAGGTTCTTTACTTGTTCCATCATAGGAGGTTTTTAATGTTGAGAAAGTATATAAACGATAGATTAATAATTGTCAAGAGAAAATTTCAAGATAAGTAATTAAAAGGTGCGATAAATGGACTGGCACATCCCCAATATTGAACAATATGTAATCTACTCTATCAAAGAAATCTTCCGTTGGTCAGGAGATAACCCCACTGCAATAATTGTAATTACTAACACCCTTGCATTATTGAAAGTATGGGCGGTTAAATCTCACAGATCATTAGATGATAAGATTATTACTTTATTGTTATCATTCTTCACATTTCAATGGGTAAAAGAATTAACAACCTCCAAAGATACCCCCAAAGATACAAAAGGATAATTCATGAAGATAATTCAATACACAGCCCCTACCATTGAACCAATTACTTTATCCCAATTAAAAGAACACCTGCGCTTATCCTCAGATACACTGGTTGGTAACACAGCCTTATATCAATCTCTCGCCTCAGGCTCCCACGCTATCCAGAATAACTACACGGTGCACATTGGAACCGCCATCGACGTATTAGGGAAACAGGCCGTGGTCTATCTGCAACCCAATAACAATGGCGCAACCGGGACCGTGGACACAAAAATCCAAGAGTCCGATGATAACATCACATGGAATGATTGGGTTGGCGGGGCATTCACTCAAGTAACTGAAGCTAATGATACCACTATCCAAGAGAAAGCATACACAGGCATCAAACAATACATTCGTACGGCATCCAAAGTCTTACTCGCTGCATGTGAATTTGGAACGTCAATTCTAGTAAATTCCGGTTCAGTGTCAGAGGATGATTTCCTTACCTCTATCATTCAAGCGGGCAGAGAATATATTGAGGATGTTACAGGGAGAGCCTTATTAACTCAAACTTGGGATTATTCACTTGATTGTTGGCCTGATAAGGATTATATAACCTTACCGTTTGGGAATCTTGCCACAGTTACAAGTGTTAAATATAAAGACACTGATGGTACGGAAACCACATTAACAGTCACAACCGATTATATTGTGGAAACCAATGGTGAAGGGTGCGGGAGAATTGTTTTGCCGTATGGAGTTTCATGGCCCACAGAAAGTTTATACCCATCTAATCCAATTACCATCAGGTATATTTGCGGATGGACCACGGCGGCTTTGATACCGTTCAAAATAAAAGCTGCATTGAAATTAATTTGCACCGACCTATACGAGAATCGAGACGCGAAAGATACCCAATTGCACGGGAATGTTACTGAGAATAAAACGGTGATGAATCTATTAAGATCAATGATATTACATGAGGAATTTTAATGAGGAATTTTAATTAATGTTGTATGAAGGCGATTGCCTCGACATCATGCCAACCCTACCGGACAAGTCCATTGATATGATTCTGTGCGACTTACCTTATGGGACAACGGCTTGCAAGTGGGATACGGTTATTCCGTTTGAACCTTTATGGAAAGAATATAAGAGGTTGATTAAGGATAATGGGGCTATTGTCTTAACAGCTAGTCAACCGTTTACGAGTGCGTTGGTGATGAGTAATCCGAAATGGTTTAAGTACGAGTGGGTGTGGGATAAAGTTCAGTCTACTGGATTTCTTAATGCTAAGAAAAGACCATTGCCATCCCATGAAGATATATGCGTTTTTAGTGGAGTACCCCTTGGTAGAAGCAACTACTTTCCTCAGATGACAAAAGGGCTATATCGAGATAAAAGCCCCTCTCATTCTACTGACAAAGTAAGCGGTAGAGCATATGGTGTAGTCAATAATCAAAAGAGTAATTTTAATGACGATTACTACCCTAAAACAATCATCAAGATAAGTAATGCTTGCCAGATAGGGAAAGTGCATCCCACTCAAAAGCCCGTTGCCTTATTTGAATACCTCATCAAAACATACACCAATGAAGGCGATACCGTCTTAGACAATTGCGCTGGTTCAGGAACAACGGGAGTTGCTTGTATCAATACCAATCGTAAGTATATCCTAATAGAAAAAGACAAAGGTTATTGTGAAATAATCAAGAATAGAATAACCAACACACAAGTTCCATTATTGGCGGTGAATTAATGAGTGGCATAGGCGATTACCGACATAGCATAGACCTCCAAGCTCCCACTAAAGTATCTGATGGTGCGGGTGGATGGACTACAACCTACTCTACCATAGCATCTTCTATCTCTGCTAAAATAACCCCCGTATCCGCAAAGGAGCAGATTAAATCCCAACAGACCACAATGGTAGCGACACATATTATGTCAATTAGATACCGTAATGTCTTAAAGCCAAATTGGAGGGTATCTTACGCCGGAAAGTATTATAATATTGTTAGTATAATAGATAGGGATATGCAGCATAGATGGTTGGATTTACTGGTTAAGGAGTTGGTTTAAATAAAGAAAGGGAAATAGATGATTAATACCAAAGAAGTAGAAGTAATAGAAAAGAAAAAAGAAATTGTTTCAATTACTTGTGACAAGTGCGGAAAAACATTTACCCCTAGTGATATTATTGATTGGCAGGAATGTCAGTTGGTATCATTTACAGGTGGATATGGTTCAGTATTTGGTGATGGAGCAACAATAGAATGTGATTTATGTCAGGAATGTGTAAAAGAACTAATTGGGGAATATTGCAGGGTAAGCTACGATGAACTATAAAGGTATAGTCGAAGGTAACAAGAAAGCCAAAAAACGTACTCCGTGGTTGAAGCATAAACACAATAAGCCCACATTGGAACAAATCCAACTCTCAATCGGGAAACATAGAAAAACAACTAAGTGCTGTAGTTCAATATTCCACGGTTGAGGTCATATTAGAGATCGTGAAGGTATCACGATTCAAGAGATTAAATTAATAGATAAATATTCATTGGATAATACATATGATTAACATAATGACGAGTATATACGGAAAATTCGCCAATTCCTCTCTCTCCTCAGATTGCGGTGGCCGTATCTATTTCCGGGAAGCCCCCCAAGGCGCAGAATATCCCCATGTGGTTTATTCCTTCATTGGCCCCAATCCCGATAAGACCTTCACTGAACAATACGAGGAACTAATTGTAACATTCTCCCTATATTCCACGTCCTCATCAGTGGTAGAAATCACAACCATGTATGGTCACTTAGACTCCCTATTTGATGAATGTGCAATGACTATTACTGGTTACAAGTTGGTTAGGATGTACCGGCAATCATCGCCGGGGATATTGAATGAGGAAATCACAACCCCCGAAGGTACGGGGTCAGTGAGTCATTGGCCGGTTGATTATGTGATGGAGTTATCAAAGAGCTAATAAAAGTATAATATAAATTAATATAAATAAGTATCGAGAAAGGATACAATTAATGGAATTAGAGGAAGAACTAAATAAAATATTCGAATATTTCAATTCGCTTTCCAAAGAACAATTGATGGCAGAGCTAGACAAATTGCAGCCAGACGGAACAGGGTGTTGCCCTGTTTTTTGTGGTGGCGAGTGTCAAGGAATGGGATGGTGCTACATTGCTGTTGATTTTAGAAAAGGAAAATAATCAACATTCATCAATTTAAATATTATGTATCAAGAAAGGAATCCCCACCACTTGCCATATTTAATGGATACACCCTTCCCCAACAAGAAATATAACATTATTTACGCAGACCCACCGTGGGATTATGGAAATACAAAAAATCATGATGGACATTTTTGGGGAATGGCAGATAAACATTATCCAGTAATGAAATTAAATGATATAAAATTATTGCCAGTAAGGGAAATTTCCGATAATAATTGTTATTTATTTTTATGGGTCACTGCACCATTTATGGAAAAAAGTTTTGAAGTAATTAATTCATGGGGATTTAAGTTTTGCACTATTGGATTTGTGTGGATAAAAATGAAAAACGACATGAGCGAGGTAAGGTTAGATGGACTAGGAAAATATACAATATCAAATGCTGAATATTGCTTGATATCTAGGAAAGGGAAGTATTGGAGAGAATCGAAAAGTGTGAAACAGATAATTCAAACTCCTAAAAATATTCATAGCAAAAAGCCCGAAGAGATAAACAGTAGGATTGTGAAATTGTGTGGTGATATGCCAAGAATAGAATTATTTGCCAGAAATATAACAGAAGGTTGGGATGTTTGGGGCAATGAAGTTTAATAACTTGCAGTAGAAAGGATTAATTTAATTTTGCCATATTCATCAGGAGCACATTCTTACTCAGACGGCGATATAGAAATCCAATTTGAATCCGAAGGCAACTTAACAATAGGTAAGTTCTGCTCCATAGCTAAAGATTGCAAGATACTCCTCGGTGGCAATCATCGAGGCGATTGGATATCCACTTTTCCCTTCCCGGCAATGTTCCCTGATTCTCCCGATATACCAGCTTCAGAATATCGTACATCCAAGGGTGATGTTATAATTGGCAATGATGTATGGATTGGCAATGGGGTTACGATATTATCCGGGGTTACGATCGGGGATGGGGCGATAATCGGAGCGGGAAGCATGGTAACTAAGGAT